ATCCACCTGGCTCCATCATTGACATAATATCTCCTACTTAGTAAATTGTGTTTTAACATTTGCAGTACCACCGCACCACACATTGTATTGAATTGCTATATTGATTGCTTTCTTTGCTGCACCAGATGCTTTAGCATGAGTTTTAGTTTCAGACTCTAGTGCTGCTAATGCACCAAGGGCTAAGGTTCCACCAGAACCTATCGCATATAAACCTTTGTCATCCCGCATATATCCATAGTCATCACTAACTTGATATAACCTACCATTAAAACAAACTAATGCATCCCAACCTGAATCATCATCATTCTTTGTTTTAGGTGTTGGGTCATATCCGCCATCTATTATGGTTTGCTTTATAGATGGTAATACTCTAATCATCATAAATCTATCTGGGTCTTGAGTCTTAATTACTTTAGGTGGTTGCCATAAGTTATTAAGGATATCTCCCACAATTGCATCACCTGCAACTGCAATTAGATACTCACCAATCTTAACTATCTTGTCACAGCCCTTGGCTACATATGGTCTATCTAGATATGAGGTTGTAGTATCTGCGCCTAAAACAGCCCAGCCTTTACCTTGTATTCCAACTATTGCTGTCATTGTCCCCCACCTTAGTTATCTTCTTACTACTGTCCTTGCACTAGCACTTGCTTTCCCACCTGCACTTAAACTAGATAAAAGACTTTGTAATCCACCACCTTGTTCTGGTTGTTGTGGAGGTAAGCCTCCTACTGGACCTGCGGGAGCAGGGGACGTTTGCTCAACCATTTGTTCGGTACCAGCAGGAGGTAATTCTGGGGTAAAGATATCTTCAATCGCATCTTCAATTGATACTCCCTTTTGACGGGCTTTAATTACTTGTGCAATTTTCTTTACGATATCAGATGCATCCCCACCCGATGCTGCCAGTTGTGGAATTGCTTGTGTGTATGCTTGTAGTGAACCTACTAATGCATTACGCATTTCTTCCACTTCAATCTTTTCTTGTTCTTGGGTTACGTTAATACCAAATGGTAACTCACGCATAGCCATATCTTTAGAAATTAATTTACCGCCAAGTGCTTGTAGCATGAAAATAAGTCCCTGCGCTGGGTTAAGACCAGCAAGCATGCCATAGCGAACATCGGCTGTGTAATCGGCTTTAATATCCTTTGATGGTGTGTACTCAAGTGAGTAAGGAGAACCAGCATCGACACCACGAATTGTTTTTGTAAAGTTAAATAATTTTTCGTCCATCTCAAAACATACAGAGATAACATCTTTAAGAGCAGAAGCAAAGATTGCTTGGGCTGATTTAACCTGTGTATCAAAGCCACCCATAAGCGCTTGAACGCCTTGTCCCGTGACTATTGATGCATCTATGTTTCCAGTTCTTGACTCTGGATAACGTGTTCCAGTACGCAACTCATTAAGTAATACTTGTTGCTCGGTAAATGCACCCGCTGGAATATTTAAATCTACACGGCGCACACCTGCTGGTGAGTTGGTGCGGATGATTGCATCTCCACCCAACTGTAGTTCTTGAACATCGCCTGGTACAACAATTGGTGCCTGTACTGATTTCTCTGCTGCTTCCATCGCAAGTAATGCGAACCTATTACGAAGCAGTTGGATACCTAGTACGTCATCAAATTGACCACGCATCTCACCGTCTAGTGATGGACGCTTTGCCACCACAACTTGCATTTTACCAAGTGGGTTTTTGACTTGAGATAAAACTAAGTTATTCCGTGATGGAATAAAGATGGTTGATTGGTCTTTATCGTAATAACGAATAAGGTCAATACGTGCATCTAGGTTCTGCTCATAACGGTCAGCGCCTAATAGTTGAATCTCAAACTCAGGATACTGTGCAACCAGTTCCGCAAGTGTAAGTGAGTACTTCTTTGCAAAGGCAATACAACGTCCGTAGCGGTCAAACTCTGGGTAAGCCCCAATCGGACTTTCTATTCGGATACGTGGTAGCCCTGCTTCTTCGTCTAATTCAACAATGAATGGGACGAAACCAAATGTGATGTATTGGTCTGCACCTTGATACATCTGTACTTGTAAATCTGAATTACTAAAATAATTTGTTGCAATACGTGTTCGCTTATCAGCAAAGACTCTTGCTCTATCTGATACCTGATTGGCTGCAGAACAATTTACTGCTGGCAGTGGAGCCATTACCTCTGATAGGTCACGAGCAACAATGTCAATAAAGTTTGCTACTACGTTAGCATCTACACCCTCTGGAAAGAACTCAGGGTATACTTGTGATATCTGTCCTTTACGAACAGCAAGTACATCTAGTTGTCTACGGTCTCGGTCTACTGAACGTGAACGTAAAGACTCTACTCTCGCAGAGATTTGAGATACTGATAACAATTATCTACTCCGCATCGGGTTGCTATTAATTTTAATTGGTGGTTTTTTCTTTGCTTCTTTTGCAATTATTTCACGTTGACGAAGATTTTTTCCTTTAGCACCTTGAGGTTTAACATCAGGTCCGCCACGATAACCAGCGACTTTAGTATCTGAATCATATGCTTTCTCTGCTTTATCCCATTGAAGACCACGGGCACGGTCACCTTGTTCTGCTTTAGTAGGTCTTACTCCACGATTTTCAAGGCCAGCGCTAGGCTTAGGTTTTGGTGCTAAGGAAGTTTTACCTGGAACAACTTTTACACTTGAACCAATATTTCTATAAACAGGGTTAACACTCTTAGCGCCTGCGCCTACAATACCGCCAGCGGCTCTTGATGCAAGTTTCTTTGCTACTAATCTTGCTGCTATACCTGCTGCAATCATTGGAATTGCCATGTTGTATCCTTATCCGTATGTTTCGGCCCATTGTTCTGAAAAGGCTTCATCTAGGTTGATTGTGTATCTTTGGGCTGACTGTGCTCTAGTTGTCCATCTATTAGATGAAAACTTTTGTAAATGATTTGTTTGCTGCATGAACTCCCGTGCCCTAAGCACGGCAAACCATAGTGCCATAACGCAGTCAGTCTTACCTCTGCTATTAGGTTTCCAAGTTATCAACTGCTGAGTAAGGGACTTAAGTCCTTCAGAGTCAGTAGTAGATGGTAGTTCAATCATATTATTCTTTTGGAACTTTTCTTCTCGTATGGTTCCAAATAGGGTAGACATAGATGCTACACCAAATGCTGCGTCCCACTTATTTTTGTTAGTAACATGAGATTCAAGTCTTACACCATACATACCAAGCCATTGCCGCAGGTCATCATCTAATGAGTATGCCTTCTGGTGGGCGTTGATTTCTACTCTAAATTCTTGTGGCTTGTATTTTAATACAAGTTCTTCTATCGTACTTCTAATCTTTTGTGGGTTCGGTTCACCCATGTTAATACAATCTAAAACATATATTCTAGAATCTATTCTGTTATAAGTAATTACTACGAAGGCTGCATGAGCCTTGTCTCCCATCGCTGGGTCGAATCCAATAATTGTGTAACCTTCAACTGCAGTCGGATGTCCCACGCCGCCTTGGCGCAATGGACCTTTTCTACGTTGACCGTTGGTACTACCTTGCACCAAAGCGGGTGGGAAGATGGAATCTTCTTCGACATCCTCCTGCTGATATACCAAGGCCCATGTTGAGGGTGTTACCTCGCTACGTCTTCTCTTTAATGCTAAGCCATCCCATTTCGGGAAGAGTCCTTCTTTGTCAGGTTCTTCAGAATCCCCATCCCAAGGAACATCCGATTTAGGCCAGAGCGTCTTCCAGTCTTTAGGGTCTTCCGAATATTCCAAAACAGCAGGCATGCCCATATAAGTAAAAGGGCTTTTACCACCAGACCAGTGCTTGGTCTCACGGAGTTCTTTGTAGAAGTCTTGCGATGCAATTCGTGTCCCTACGATTAGTAACTTACCATTTTTACCCAGACGGGTAATAACTTCTTTTTGTAGCCAGTTGATTTGTTTTTCCCATTCATGGGCGTTGGCTGTTGTAATACAGTCATCAAGAATGATGAGGTCAGCACGTGCTCCATAAATCTGCCCACCCATACCAAGTGCTTGGATGGTGGGGTCCTTCTCGCTAGAATTTCTAGCATCGCTCCCAAGGTAAACGGTGTCAACTCGCCAAGTGTCTGAATCTTCTTTCCAACCACCTTCGGGGCCAAAAGTTGTTTGCAACTTTAACCAGCGTGGATGGGAGAGTCTCTGCTTGATAGCGTACACGAATTCACGTGCCTTGACCAGCGTTTTAGAAACCACGATAATGCGGATATTTGGATTGAGAGCGATACGGTATGTGGAGTAGTTTACGGTGACTACCGTACTCTTGGCGTGCTCAGGTGGCACGTTAACCAATAGACGGGCTGGGTCACCCTTTTCGTAAACCATACTAGGGTGTAGCCATGAAGGCTCTCTATCCTCTAGTAAGTCAATCCAATCTTTGTGGTGTGGAAATAATCTTTGATTTAAGAATATCTCAGAAAACTGGGGGAAATCTATTTCCTCTTTTGGGATACCTAGGGCTGCTAAAGAAGCATCCTTTGCGGTGGCTTTAGCCTCTGTCAGGTCGGCTGCAAATTTTTTGTCCCTGAGCATCCAGATTCTGACGGTGTCTGGTTTCTTGCCACAGATTTCCATAGCCTTATGAACAGAGTGGCCTTCGGCCACCAAGGCTAATACTTTAGCCTTTGCTCCTGCCATAGCAAGGGATTTGGGGTTAGTACCCCCTTTATCAAAACTCATAGTCCTGTCCCGTTTTCATTAGTTGTAACAGTCATTCAGTACATTCTGTAACGCAAGTCCCCCAAGGACTTGCTACTGTTAAAAATAGAAACAGTCTCTATACTGTTTAATCCGTTCAACAGCCTAAAACGAACACTTTTATTTAAAGTATTTTTTTATTAGCCAAAAAACCAGTACAAAATAGGACAAAAGGATACTAGTATGGGGGATATACTTTGTACGGGAAAATCTTTTATGTAGATACTAGACTGTATAACAGACGATATTAAACAGTCTGGGGTCATAAATGACCCACTAACTGTCTAATATACTGTCGTGCTGTACTGTTACAGTAGGCACCTGACAGATTACTCACTTCGGCGCCTTTAAAAACATTCTGGGCGCCTCAGTTTAAACTAAAATCCTTAAGACTTAAAAGCAAAAACGGAACTGCTTACTATGTCAGTTCCTTGTGCATGCTCTAAGCCTCATCTGCAATTCTGCACTGGAATGCCTTTGGCATTCGCAGAATCGCAATCGGCTAAGAGTATTGGTGTTCGCCTCCATGCGTTACGGTGCACAGCCCCTCCACGCAATACGGCTCACCTAACACCACACACAGTCGGACGCAGGCCACGGCTCTCACTGGCTATCGCCAGTTTCTGTTCGAGCCTATACTCACAGCCTACCTCGCTCTGGCTCGGCTTAACGGCTGCTCGCAGCCTGCTTAACCCTACACCGCACTGTCAAATTGCCTAACGGCAATTGTCGCCCATGCTCGTCTGGCCTAAGCCAGACTGGGCAAGAGTGACAGCGGGATGTCACGGTTTACCGACAGCGTGTGCTGTTGAAATATATAAGCAAAGGAGATAATGATGAATAATGAAATCATAGTTCAAAACCAACTTACCCTAATGAACGAATGCTTCCATTGTCAACAACTGAATGAACTATGCTCAGACTGCCTCGAAGCCAAAGAGGCTCGAGATGCAGTCATCGCCTATCAAATGGCTGAGTATGGTGCAATAACAGAATCACTTCCTGAACTCAGTGTAATCCAAGATGAGCCTTCGGCTCATGACTGGATTTCAAGTGAGGTAATAGTTCGAGAGGAAAAACCTACACTCTCGAATTGGGATAGAACTCAAGGCGAATCTATCTACACCATGAGGACGGAGTTCTTCGAACAGTCCTCATGGCTAATAGATAGGTTATTCGACCTTGATGAATCAATGGAAGTAACCAAACATGAGTGCATATGCTCAGTATGTCACTACACAATCAACAAACACGCAGTTTGTCCTAACTGCAACTAACTAACCAAGGCGGCTCCCCTCCACTACGTGAGAGGGGAAACCGCCCCAATCTGAACAGGAGATACACAAATGAATACATTCACATACACAGAGTCAATCCTGAAAGGTGTCCGTGATTACCAAACGGTAATCAAAGGCACAGTGGTTGACCGCAGGGACGATGTACAACCAGATGGTTCTACAAAATCCAAGTTCGTTGCTGCTCGTCAGGTAACCTTCACTGACCCAATTTTGGTGGAATTCGTTCGCCAAAATTTCAATGCAACATCCGAGTTCAAAGTCAATATCACTGGCTATGAGACCAGCACTTACTCCGAGAAAAACGAGAAGTGGTACGATAACAAAATCGTAACTGATATAGCACTAGTATAACAAACAGGCAGGGTGGGGGCTTAGGCTCTCACCCTGCCTACCTTTTTTTTATCAAGCCGCACGTAACATAAACGGAAAACAATGAGTCGAATTGGAGATAGCATGGCAAGCAATGACAGAAAGAACGGCAAGGCTTACAAGAAAAAGCCTAAGGTTCAAAAGAAAACAGGCAAGACGATTGGTGGATATAGCCCAAGCAAATTGGCTATTCGTGCAAAGAAAAGAGGAATGTAATGTATCTAGATACAGGTACGATGATTGGAATTATCATAGCCCTGGCTGCAAGTATGTTGACAATAGGCTATAGCGTCTATATAATCAAGACACAGAACGAAATCATTCAACGCATGAGTGATGCCAGAGCAACCCGACGCAAGATGGAAAGGTAGATAGCAATGAGAACAGAACAAGAACTACTTAAAATCAAGGAAGCATTTGCCCTATCAACAATGGACATGCTTGATGTATTTGACGAGTTACTTGCAACAGGCAGGCTATATGTAAACGATGAGCCAACCGTTAATGACCTCGCCAAAAATCAGGATGAGTCCAATGCTTGACGAAGATACTCCCCAATGGGAGCACACCGTGTGGATTATGGCCAAAGTTAGATGCCGAACCACACATATAAATATAAATACAGCAGGTGACGAAGCCCTTGATGACCCATCAGAATGGTATGTGTTAGAGTTTGATAAAGGGATTAAGCACAGTCAAGAGATTGTTAGGGTGAAATGATTGAACAAATCTTTGCAAGTTCATACCTCACAACAACACAATCCTGGACATTCTTATTACTCTTTGGATATATCACATGGAGGTTTATTAGATGAAGAGATTATTAGCAGGGTATTTAAGTTGGCTACTAGCCTTCTTGTCAATACCATTCTTTCCCAGTCCAGCATACGCAGTAGCAGTAGCAACACAATTGCAGGACAACTGCATAGACACATCTACGTGGACACCACGAGTAGCCAAGGCATACGCCAAAGCCTTGATGAAATGGGAATACCCACATTGGAACAGGTCTGAATACACAGCACTAGCAAAACTTTGGGGTAAAGAATCTGCCTGGAAACATACGGCAGATAACCCTGAGTCCACTGCTGGTGGAATCCCACAAATTTTAGGGCTTGACCCTAAGACACCAGCCCCGCTCCAGATTGAGCGAGGGCTGGCGTATATCCAACATCGCTACAAAAAACCATCAGTTGCATGGGCACATTGGCGTGCAAATGGATGGTATTAAACCAACAACTAAAGGAGATATATGGCAAGAGGAAATGGCAGGACAATCAATGTAAAATTACCCACAGCAAAGGTAATTACTGCATTGCAACAAGCACTAGCCAAGTTAGAACTTGACTACACAACACAAGACGAAGCCGAAGCAAAGTATCAAAAGGCTATGGAAAAATGGCGGAAAGAAATAGTTAAATTTGCCATGAACAATGTAACAAAGGCTGAAAATCTACGCACTAATTATATTCCCTGGAAGTCATCACTTAATGTTGACTTTGATATACCAGTTAATGAAAAAGATTTTCCAACCGAACCAATGCGTGACTTTGAATCAATGAATGTTCATAGTTACCGTGATACAAAAGAAGAAATATCAAATGCTATTCGTATACTTCAACTAACAGACGAAGAGACGGTGTCAACATCTACTTACAATTCAATAGCAAAATATCTATAGCAGGTCGGGCGTCTGCCAATAGGGGCAGGACGCCCTCTAACAAAGGAGATAACATGATAGATACAGACTATGACTTACTGCGTGAGCAAGTAAAGTCAGAGTTACTTACTCAAGATGGTAAGTATAATCCAGATGACCGCGATACTAATGTCCGTATTGTTGAGGACATTCGTAAAGCAATTGATGCAGTAGCAGATGGTGTTGTACCATCAGCCACACACATAGCAGAGGTAGCCATTGCAACCAATGCTAACCTACAAATCCGTGACTTTATTATGGGTATTCATTTAGAAAAAGACATTGATTATATAGGCCAATACATATCATTACTTGGCAATGTTATTGTTAAAGATAAAGCAGTACCGTTAGCCACAGTATTTTGTGGATACTTATATCAAACTGAAGAGATAGAGCAAGCCAAGATTATGTTGCTTGAAGTACTAACTCTTAACCCAGACTATGCATTGGCTAAGTTACTTGCCAGAGTATTTGCTGCTGAATGGGCACCATCTGAGTTTGGTAAAATGGCACAACAACTACACCCTAAAGTTGTTGATACTATTTACGCAATAGATACTGATGAAGTAAACAATGACAACTGAAACCCTTATACATGGAGCCGTGCGTAAGAGTGCATGGCATAAAGCAGGCGTAGCAGTTGAAGCAACATCAGCCAGTGAGGTAGCCAGTCAAGCAGGATTAGACTGGTCAGTATCATTGCATGATATAACTGCAACCTATACAGTTCCAGGTGAGAACGGAACTAATATGGTTAAAGATTATATCCCAATTGAAAACAAGAAAGCGGTTATCAAGACAGACCCATATGGTCAGACATCAGCCATTGGTGTAGTAGGTAATCGTTATAAAGTATTTCAGAATGCAGAAATCTTTGGTGCATTAGATAACTTAATTGATTCTGGTGGACTTAGATACGCAGCCGCAGGTGAGTATGATGGTGGTGCAAAAGTCTGGATGCTAATGGAAACTCCAATGGAGATGACCATTGCAGATGACCCACACTCAGCCTTCTTACTAGCCAGGACTAGCCACGATGGCAGCAGTTCAGTCATAATTAAACCAGTGATTGAGCGTTTGTTTTGTATGAATCAAATCAATAAGATATACAAGAACAAGAACAAGTATACTTATACATTGAGCCATACAACTAATGCAATGCTATCAGTATCAGAGATTGCCAACATCATACGATTAACTTATGATATGGCTAATGATTACACTGCACTAGCAGATACATTACTTGATAGAAAAGCAAGTCATGAACATGCTAAGAATTATTTCAAGCGTGTGTTCCCACTACCTAGTAAGATAGAGGAAGCACCGTATCATTTGTTATCAACAGGTGAGAAGAAACAATTTACCAATGCAATCAATGCTAGAACTAAATCATTTGATATCTATGCTACCTCTCCTACACAGGAGAATATACGGGACACAGAGTTTGGTATGTGGCATGCAGTTATAGAGTGGGCTGACTACAATGCTAAGGGTAAAAACTTAGCAGTTAGCACAATGGCTGGTCGTAATGATGGTGTTAAAACTAGAGCATTAGAATTGCTAGGTGTTTAATGAATGATATAGAGTTTGACATTAATCAAATAAAATTATCACCATTAGCAACACGAAATTATGCAAAAGCAAAATATGATTCAGTTCAAAAACTTATTGCTAATCATCGTGAAGAATTTACAGAAATTTTTACAGCAGAAAAAATGAAGTATGGTATTAGAAGTAGACCTACAGTTGCTGCTGAAAAAATTGCAAAGTTAGAAGCAATTATTAATCAATTAAAACTACAACATAATATGGAACTAACAAAGGAGGTAGATAGTGGGTGGTAATTTTGCACAGGATTTAGCATTAACAACCATACCATTAGACCAACAGATAGCAATGCACTTGCAGGGTAATCATTACCCGCCAGTACCATTGACAATGTTACAGCCTTGCTTGTATGCTATTGAAGCATATAACGAAGAGAACTACAATAGACAAATAGAACTACCTAAAGGTGTGCTCTGGCGTGGCCAGAGTTCAGCGCCTGCCCACGCCATCGTGGAAGGACACCACCTTGATGCGTGGTTACTACAAGAACAGGAGATAGAATGACAATGTACTATACAGAAGTAGATGGTGCTGAACCAACAGTATCTATGCAAATAGGCGGTGTTAAGTACACCTTTACTAATGATTCACTTACTAAATTAATAGAGGAAAAAGAACAACTTAAGATAGAACTGGGGCAAGTTGAACGCAAGTTCAGGAGTGCACAGTTTGATGTAAGAGAACACTTTCAATCTAGATATGAAACAGATAGTGATGAAATTGTATCTGAAGTAGATGATGTTAATAATCTACTTATTAATATAGGTAGTGAAGGACTAACTAAGTCATGGTCTGCAACAATAACTATCACAGCCACAGTTACAGGTATAGAGGCAGCCAACAAAGAAGCAGTAGAGGATTTGATTCAAGATAGTATTGATGTCAACTTCACTGCAGATGGCGACATATGGGTAGATGATATATCCGTAGACTCTGTATATCCTGAAGCATAGTATGTGATATACTAATCTTGAGCAGCCCTAGTTTCGGCTATCTCCTTTCTTAGGGCTGACTCATAAAGGAGACCATCATAGAAATAGATAGAGATAGATACGGTAGACCATTAATAGTGCCACCCAAAGGTGGCAAAGCAGTGGCCTATACACGAGCAACTACAATAGCCAATTCATTAGATGATGCATCAGCATTAGTAGCATGGAAAATGCGGATGGCTGCGATAGGTTTAACAACCAGACCAGATATATTATTATCTATTACTGCAGCACAAGAAGATAAGATGGCAGTTAACTCTTTGATTGAAGATGCTATGCAAGTAGCAGGCGCAAACAAAGCAGCCAACATAGGTACAGCAATCCATTCATTTGCTGAACAGTTAGATTTAGGACACGACTTAGGCGTGGTACCACCAGAGTGGATGCCAGATGTAAAAGCCTACGAACATGCAACTAAAATTCTCAACAACAAATTCATTGAACAGTTCAGTGTGTTAGACAAATACAAAATTGCTGGCACACCAGACAGAGTTGTTGAGTATAAAGGCGAGTTATTTATTGCAGATATTAAGACTGGTCGCATAGACCATCCAAGTAATATCGCAATACAGTTAGCAATCTATGCTAACGGCTTGCCGTACGATGGTGCTACGGCAACCCGTAGTACATGGGGCGAAGTAAACAAAGATAAAGCAATCATTATCCATCTACCCGCAGGAACAGGCACGTGCAAGTTAGTGTGGATAGATATTAAAGAAGGCTGGAAGGGTTTACAATTAGCCATGAAAGCAAGAAAGTGGAGAGACCAGAAAGGTTTAACCACTACATTTGAATAGGAGAAAAATGAGTAGCACTGAAGCACCAATCAGTATCAATCTCAAAACAGCAGGAGGCACACAGATAACTCTGCGTGCAGAAACAGCAGACCAGTTTGCTGACATGATTGCACAAGGTATACATGTTATAACCGATGCAGTTACTGAAGTAGAACTAGCAGTCAAAGGGACATCAGCAAACAAGCCGATGTCAGTAGCAGACATTGCCTCTAGTTTTAATGCAAACATAGCATCCACAGAATCAGGTGGAGAAGAAACAGTAGAAGATAAATGGGGTAACACTTGGGTATATAACAAGCCAGGTGCACCATCATGTGAAAGAGGCGTCATGGTTCTTAAGTATGGTAAAGCACAGGCAACTGGCAAACCATATAAAGCATTCTATGACCCAGCAGCAGGTCCTCGTTGGACTGGGCCAAAAGTTCCAACAGAACTACGTACTAAGCCAATCTTTGCTTAGTATTTTATAGTAAATGGGGGCTGAGTCGTGGTGCCAGCCCCCATCTACAGTAAAGGAGAACAATGAAAACATTAATTAGAAGTGTTAACAATACAAATGTAGGTGGCGAACCTTTACCTGCCGTCTTTAAAGTATTTGAAAATGCAGGAATGATATTACGTAGAGCAGAGGTAACAGTAATAGCAGGCACCCCAGGTGCAGGCAAGTCATCAATTGCATTAGCAATTGCAGCCAAAACTAAACTGCCAACTCTTTACTTTAGTGCGGATACCAACGCACATACAATGGCAATGAGATTGATTGCTATGACTGGTAACATCAGTCAACAACAGGCAGAACAACTAATCAAGCGTCAGCCAGAAAAAGCAAAAGAAGTATTAGCCAATGGTAATCATTTGTTTTGGTTCTTTGAATCCAGCCCAACACTAAAAGATTTAGATGAAGAAGTATCAGCATTTGAAACCATATGGGGCAAGAGTCCAGCACTTATAGTTGTAGATAATCTTATGGACAT